TTACTAATGACAAAGGCAGCGAGTTCGCTGTTGGAGACAAAGTATTTGTTGAAGTCGATGGTGAAAAAAAGCCAGCACCTGAAGGAGATCACATCACTAAAAGTGGTATGTCAATTACTTTAGATGCAGAAAGCATCATTACTGGAATGAAAAGACCAGATGAAGCAGGTGAAGGTAGTGAAGGATTAGCTAGTGATGAAGAAGAAATGAATTCAGTGACAGAAGAAATGTCTGCTGATGAAGTTGAATCTGAAGACAAAGCTAAAGAAACTACTGAAGAAAAATTCGAAGAGGACGATAAAAAAGAATCAATGGAAGACGAAGAAGACAAAATGGCTTCCCTTGAGGATATCATCGAGGTAATCGGTGAAGTGGTAGAAGAAAAGATGGCAAAATTTGAAGAAAGAATTGAAGTAATTGAAGAAAAAATGACTTCATTTTCAAACGAACCTGCTGAAGAATCAGTAGTAGCATCTAACTTTTCAAAAGCAAAATCTAACAATGGTGAAAAACCACTAAATGAAAAAAGATATTTCGCTATGTTAGAAAAATTAAATACAATAACTAAAAAATAATTTAAATTATGAGCTTAAATGTATCAGCGTTAAATGATTTTAACAACGAAACTGCTGGAAAGATTGTACTAGATACAGTATACAAAGGTAATACTACTGAGTATGTACAAGTTGCTGAAGGAATTAAATTCCAAGAGCCACTTAACCTAGTATCTGTAACTCCTTATTTCCAAGGAGGTAACTCAGTATCTACTGCTTCAGGATCAGCGGACTTTACACAAAGAAACATAACAGTTACTAAGAGAACTGCTTATGATTCATGGAACCTACAAACATTAACAGACAAATACTTAGGTGTTTCTGTTTTACCTGCAGGTTCTTACGAAGAAACAATGACTATTCTTAATGACTTAACTACTGAATTAGTACAAAAAGCACAACAAGCTAACGATGATTTCTTATGGAACGCAGTTAGTGGTTCAGCATTTGGTGGTTCAACAGTTACTCCATCAGGAGACGGATTCAAGAAAATAATTAGTGGTTCAACAAGTGGTGTGAACGTTGCAACAGGTATTGGTGCACAGCCAATTACAGGTTCAACTGCATACGACCAAATTACTCAAATGCTTACATCAGCTGATGTAAACATCTTAGATGATGCTTCATTAACTGTATGGTGTGGAACTTCAGTATTCCAAAGAATAGTGAATGGTCTTACTACTCAAAACTTATTCCACTTTGATCCTACAACTGTAGAAAGAAGAGGTGGTTTCTACGAAGTGCCACTACCAGGATATCCAAACGTAAAAATCGTTGGAACATATGGTTTAAGATCAAGTGAAAGAGTAATCTTAGGACCTACAACAGATATGTTTGTTGGAACTGACTTAGTATCAGATACAACAAACTACCAGTTATGGTATGATATAAATTCAGATACACTGAAATATAGATTGAGAAATAAACTGGGAACTCAAGTAGGACATCCAGAATATTTTGTAACCAACGATTTAGCATAAGTATAACCAATAAAACCAGATAAAAATTATGGCATGTGAAATAACATCAGGATTTACGCTCGACTGTAGAGATAACGCAGGAGGGATAAAAAACATTTATATTCTATCTGGTTCAATTGCAGGAACCACAGGTGCAACTAATGGTTTGTTAACAGATATTTCAGGTTCAGGAGAATTCTTCAAATTTGAATTAACTAAACAAACAGGTGATTTTACAGAAACTATTACTCCAAGTGAGGCTAATGGTACTGTATTTTATGACCAAGCAATTAATGCACCATTCCACAAAATGCAGTCAGCTACAAGAAATCAAGTTAAAGTTTTAGCGCAAAACCCAGACTTAAAAATTATTGTAGAAACAAATAACGGAAATGATGATTCAGTAGGGAAATTCTTCCTAGCTGGTCAATATAACGGTATGACAATGACTGGTGGTTCAGGAGCAACTGGAACAGCTTTTGGTGATATGAATGGATACACTTTAACATTTGGAGGACAGGAACCTTATCCTGCTAACGAATGTTCAGGAAGTGATCTAAGCGCAATTATGACAGGTATAACTGTTTCATAATTAAACATTTTAATAAGGGTTGTTGTGAAAGCGATAACCCTTTTTTAAATAAAAAATATGATACAACTACAATACGGAACAACAAGCAGTTTAGAGAATAAAGCATTTTGGAGCAACCAATATTTTACAGGTAGCACCTTATTATTTACTTTAACTTCTTCATTTGCAGGACCTGAAAGTAGTAAAACTGTATACATTAATCAAAATAATACAAATGCAATCGAGAACAACGGTTGGATTTTATTTGAAATTAGTGGTAGTGATGTGCCAACAAATAGTGGACATTATACTGCTAATATTTATAATAGAATAACAGGTAGTGCAATTACTTGGGAAACAGCAACTGATATATGGAATACCATTCAACAACAATGGGATGAGTATTCATCAGCTGAAACAGCAGGTGAATTATTAGCTACCGAAAGAGTATTTGTCACAGGAAGTGACTACCAAGAACAATACAAATATAACACAGCTAACGAATTAGCATATTACAACGTATATAATGGGTAAAGTAAATTTTTCAAACATAAAAAGGGATTCCTACTCTAAAAAAATGAGTAGTGAAAAAAAAGATAAACAATTTATTCGATATGGAGAGGATAACCTATTCCCAGATTATCTAATTGGTTTGTACAATCATTCATCAACACACGCAGCGTGTGTAAATGCAGTAGTAGAAGGAGTACGTGGAGAAGGATTAGTAACTGAAGATGAAGAAATATTAGAACGTGCAAATCGTATGGGAGAATCATGGACAGAAATTTATAATAAAGTTTCTTTAGATTATAAATTATTTGGTGGATTCGCTTTAGAAGTTATTTGGAGTAGAGATAGAACTACAATAGCTGAAGTATACCATATTGATTTCTCTTATATTAGAGCAAAAAAGAAAGACCACAGGGGCAATTGTCCAGGTTATTTTATATACAATGATTGGAAAAGAAACTATACATATAGCACTAAAGTCAATTTAAATGATGTTCCTTATTTACCGATTTTTAATCCAATAAATAAGAAATTTGAAGGTAGGCAGATATATGTTCACCAACCCTATTCACCAGGAAAGGAATATTATCCTTTACCTGATTATGTTGGTGCTACAAAAGTAATTGATTTAGATCAAGAGATAGATAATTTCCACATTAATAATATAACTAATGGACTAACACCAAGCTTAGCAATTACTACATATACTAATGCTACGGATGATGAGCGAGAAGCTATAGAAAGAATGTTAAGAGAGCAATATGCAGGCACTAACAATGCTGGTAATTTAATCTACATGGACGTACCAGCACCGGATGTAGCCCCTACAATTACTCCAATACCACAGAATGGAGCAGATACTTATTATACAACAATTAATGATATGACAGTTCAAAAAATATTAACTGCTCATAGAATTACATCACCTGCTTTATTAGGTATTAAAGAAAACACAGGATTAGGTAATAATGCAGATGAATTAGAGACAGCGTATAGATTGTTTTTAAATACAATAGTAGTACCATTTCAACAAAACATTCTTGGCGTAATAGAATATTTATTGTCAATAAAACATCAAGACAAAATTACTGTTGGTGTAGTACAAAAGAATCCTCTATATGAAGGAAGTTTAGATGACGAGAAAGAAGTTGTAACATCTAATGAAACAGAAGTTGAAGAACAAAAAGATTTAGAAGACCAAGTAGACGAATTAAACACATAATTATGACAGACGTACTATTACTATCTTGGACAAAATTAAAACAATGGAGTGATATTAATGATTCAGTTGACCCTGATTTATTAAAAAATAACATTCGTTTAAGCCAAGATATAGACTTACAAAGAGTTATTGGAACAGTATTATACGATAAATTACTTGATTTAGTTAAAAATGGGACTATAGATGATAGTGGTAATGCTGTATATAAAACATTATTAGATGATTATGTGCAACCAATGTTATTATACGCCGCTTATTATGAGACATTAGAGTCAATTTATATTCGCCCTAGAAATAACGGATTACTAACACCTCAAGGTGGAGAAAATAGTAATTCAGTAGATAGACAAGTCTACGATATGAAAAGACAAAGCGTAAAAAATAAAATGGAATTTTACGCTGATAAATTAACACGATACATAACACAAGAGGAATCATCATATCCTGAATTAACGCAAAATACATTATTGTATCAGCAAGTTGCAGATTATGGTAGTCAATACAGATCATCAATTGTATTTAGAGCTAATACAAGATCAAGATATTTAAACTTAGCAAGAAGAGCAGGTTTACCAATTGTTGATTCAGCTTATAGTCAATATCCACCTCCAAAAATTAGAAGATAACAATGGCAACCAATATAAGTAATTTACCAATATC